AGCTCTCGAGTTTTCTTTCTCCGACTGTACAGGTATCAATAGAGGCCCCTCTTGATATATTGATATTATGATATTAGTACCGGAACACCCTACCCCAGACCCCCGCGCCGCATTTTTGCCCCCCCCCCTCTAAAGGCTATTTTCAATCCGGGCCTCAAATTAGAAATTTGGGTGTGTATCGAAAACACCTTCTAAGGGATGCGCAGTAGCGCAGCTATCGGGTTCTGATATTAGGTTTTCCGGAGCGGTTTTGGGGCTTAATAGCAAGAATCCCCCGGCGGGGCCAGACAAAAAAGAGCTATGAGCGGCATAAAGCCCATAGCTCCGGGAAAAAGAAGGTCGGGAAATATAAGAAAGGTTTGGGAAAGGCACAAATAAAGTCAGCCCCCTATCAGACCGGAGGGCAGAGAATGTTTCCCCGCCCCGGCTGTTGTCCGGCAGCTCTCGCCGCTTTGTGTTTAGGCCCCACCGAGAACATAACACAGCACTCTAAGAAAGTCAAGTAATGTTTCTTGACACCGGCTCCCGGAAGCAGTATACTTTCTTTATGAGCACAGACCTTGTCATAAAAACAAATCCCTACTTGCCTCTGGTTCCTGAAGCCACTGCGGTGCTGCGGCAAATAATGCACACATCTCAAGACGAGAAAGTAAAGATGTCCATTGCCAAAGACATCCTGACCGGAGCAGGGGTTACAAAAGACCAGACCGCATCGGATCGTCCAATACTGATTAAAGACTCTCAGGTTCAACTCCTGATTCAAGTAGCAAAGGAAGTGAGTGAATGAGTATCATGTCTTTTTTGTCCCGAACTTTTAAACGCTTTGTAGCTGCGCGGCTTACTAAGGAAGCTGAACGGTTGTTCGATGTTTTGACTGCAGCAGTAAAGATTCCGAATTACAAGCGTGGCTTTGATTTTTGGTCAGATGGCCGGCCTAAGACCTACTGCAATTATCTTGCCCTTGATGTCTTGGACTCTCGGTGCCCTAAAAAATATACCGGAACGTTCATAGACGTGTTTGATTATGACATCCGTATTGCCCTGCTTAACGAAGACTTTGCACAGTACTTGATGACTCCTTTACAAACATCTTATACAAAAATTCAGCAGGCTGTTTTGCAGAATAGGGCAACTGATGTTTCTCCACAAGCTGCGCAGGAGCTTGCAAACTTTGGTATTCCAGTGCTTGTAATGTCCAGTCTTTATGACCACATGGCGATTGTATGCCCTAATTCAGAAGTTTATGACCGAACTCGTGGCCCGAAGATTGCACAGGCAGGATGGTATAATGGCATTTTCTACATGGCAAGTTCTGAAGCTTTCGGAGCTAAGTGGTCAGATTCTGAAATCCGGTATGTCGTATTTCAAAAGTGGGTAGGAGAATGATTCAATGCTCGCAGTGTCAGAACAAAATGTTCCCAACAGTCTTCGGGCTGAAGTGTACTCATTGTGGGAAGCTGGAAAGCTATCAGATAGTGATGTCCAATCAGACAAAGACGTTAAGCGCACCTTCATCGACCTCTCTAAGCGAAGTTTGTTCTTCTTTACCAAAGCTGTCCTTGGGTACGGAAAACTAACCAAACAATCCCACCTTCATGTCTGTCAGCGCACACAAGACCTGACCTCCTTGCGGCAACTTGTGGAACAGCCCAGAGGTACGTTTAAGTCTACAATCCGCACAGTTGCCTTTCCTTCTTGGTACGTGATCAATGACCCAAATGTCCGTATGCTTGTTGCCAGCCAGACTGCTGCGAAGGCTGAGGGGTTTTTAAGTGAGATCGAACAGCACTTTGATGGCTCCAATACCTTGCTGAACTGGCTCTTTCCAGAACTAATCCGGCCGGGAGAAAAATGGAACCCGTGGAACCGGCTGCAGATGACCAGTCCCGGCCGGACTATCATATCGGGAACTCCGACTATAATGACTATGGGTGTTGGTGGCCGTATTGAAGGGCACCATTTTGATGTCATAATTCTTGACGACCTTATTGGTGAGAAAGCCATGGACTCAGAGAAAGAAATGCTGGACGCTATAATCTGGCACGATGGTGTTGATTCGTTGTTTATCGAACCCGCAACCGGGATCGAACGTATTCATGGAACCCGGTGGCATTTAAGTGATCTGTATGGAGTTATTGAAAAGAGTTCAGACTACGAAGTTATTACCATCCCGGCAGAAGATCCCATAACAGGTGAGCTTATGTTTCCTGATCTTTTAAGTAAGGAAACCCTGCGAAGAATCCGGGAAAGAAACTTTGCGCTTTATATGAGTCAGTATCTTAACAACCCAAAAAACCCAGAAGTGTTGGAATTTCGTGTCGAGTGGCTCCAACACTACACGCTTGAAAAACGTGACAAAGTTCCTATATGTGTGCTTGCGGATGGTACAACTTGTCTGGTGTCTGATATGGACATTGTACTTGCCATTGACCCTGCAGGTTCTGGGGATGTTACGCAGAACTTCTCGGAGTCTGCAAAAAAGGGGCGGATGAGAAAGTGCAACAATGCTGTAGAAATCTGGGGAGTTACTGGTGCTGGCAATTACTTTCTTTTAGACATGTGGGTTGGACGTGCTTCTGGAGAAAACCCGGAACTCCAAATAGCCCGAAAAATTCTGGAGCTGTTCATGCAGTGGGATGGGTATGTTCGCTGTGGCTTTCTGGAGTCCTATGGTGCCCAAGCTGCTTTGATTACTGTCTTTAATATGCTCTGCCGGGAGCAGGGCAGAGCCTTCCCATTGAAAGCGTTGCCCAAAGGTGATCAAAGAGCCAAGGCAGTCAGAACGCGTACAGCCTTGGGGCCTCTGGGTCAAAACCACCAGCTATATGTCCGGCCCGGACACACTGCTTTTATTTATGAATTTGGTGTTTTTCCACAGAGCAACGAAAACGATACACTTGATGCCGCAACTTGGGCGCTGTCTCAACTCCGAAGACCCAGCAGTGCTATGGAATCTGCACGTGATCAGGAAGAAACACGTCACGAAATAGTGCAGAGGTTACGTTTTACAGGAATAACTGGGTATTAACTTGACATTGCTACTGAGATCCAGTACATTTAACCTATATTTTTCTGTTTATAAGGAGACTTCTACGTGGCAAAACGTAAAGACGAGCTTTTTGATTCTAAAACTCCGCCTATTGAAGCCAACACCGTGTCTCCTACTGAGACCTATACTCCACAACTGGACATTCCCCCGGATAAACTTGAAGAAGTTGGTGCCTGGATCCTTGACGAAATCCGCAGAGCACAGACCGAACGTACTGAAATGGAAAACAACATCGTTGAGTGGGAACGACTCTATGAAGCACGACCCACAGTGGCCAAGAAAGACTTCCCGTGGGCAGGAGCGTCAAACCTCGTGATTCCTACCGTCGCAACTGCTGTGGATGCTGTTCTTGCTCGAATAATGAACGCTACTTTTGCAAGTCGTGATGTCTGGGCTGCAGTATCTCGGTCTTCCAAGTGGATGAAGCTTGCCAAACCTATAGAAAAATGGCTTAACTGGGTTGCAGACAACATTATGAAGCTCAAACGTACATGTCGGTCTTGGTTCCTATCTTGTATTAAGGTTGGAACTGGTGTTGCCAAGGTTACTTGGGAACGTAGAGTTAGGAATGTTATGTATAAAAACGCTTCTGGGGGCGTTATAAACGAAACTGTAGTTGTGCATGAGGGGCCCAAGATAATTAACATCCCACTTGCTGACTTTCTTGTGTCCAATGACGCAATCCACACACAAAACCTTCAAGACTGTGAATGGCTTGCAGAGCGAGGACTTTATACTTGGAAGCAGTTAAAGGAACTTGAGAGTTCAGGCATCTTTTTGGAAGTAGATCGCATAAAGCCACAGCCCAGATCAAGTTCTACCACGCTGGAACAAGAGCTTGAGCAAAACACTGGAATAAGTGTTTCAGAATATAAGGACTATGAGATTTTTGAATTTTGGGCAAGCTATGATGTAAATGACGACGGAGTGCTTGAAGAAATTATGGGTGACATTCACCTTGAAAGTCGTACAATTCTTCGCTGTGTTTATAATCCCTACAGACATCAGGAACGACCACACCACATCATCCGGTATATGCCGCGTGATAATTCCATTTTTGGTATTGGTATGGGTCAAATGCTTCAACACATCCAAGAAGAAATTACTACGATTCATAACCAAAGGATTGATAATGGAACTCTGGCAAACACTACAGCGTTTAAGAAGAGGCGAGGCACTACAAATAGCAAGCAAGATATTTACCCGGGAGCGACGATTCTTGTTGATGAGATGGATGACTTTACAGAACTGTCAATGGGTCGCGGTCAGGCATCACAGCTGCAAGAAGAGTTGCACACAGGGGCTATTGGCGAGAAGCGTACTGGAGTGTCCGACTATACTGTGGGCAGAGAAAGTGCAGCTATAGGCTCTAATGCGACTGCGACTTCTGTTACTGCCCTCATAGCAGAAGGTAATAAGCGATTCAAGATGACAATTACAGACATCCGGGAAGCCCTAACCGACATAGCTCACCAGATTATTATGCTCTATCAACAGTTTATTGGTGACGGAACATTGATGTATGAAATCTTTGACGACGCTGAGAAAACAATTGTTCAAGAATATTTTCAACTTCCTGCAGAATACAGCAAGTCTAACATCCTGCTTGATACCCCGGCAATTTCAGAAGCTTATAATAAAGACATCGAGAAGCAGACCTATATGACTCTTGCACAAATCATGCAGATGTTGTATAAAAACCTCATGGAAGCTGCAGGAGTTGCTTTAAACCCACAGGCTCCCCCACCGATGAAAGCTCTGGCACTGCAAGGTGCAGATGCCGCGGCAAAGATATTTGAACGTATTCTTGAAAGCTTTGACATCCCTAACGCCAAGGCTTATGTACCAGACATCAAGGCAATGTTTGGTATGGCACCAGAAGGAGGCTCAGATGCCGGACAAACAGGAAGTACTAGCAGCCCTGCAGCTGGCGGACTCGAATCTCCTATGGCTGCTATGTCTACAGGAGCTCCGCAGGTTGGAGCAGTACCATCTCAACCGGCTGGTGGAATCGGAAGCCCCGGAGACGTGGCAGGACTCCAAGGCCAAGGTGCGCTTACTTAGAGATTTACAAAAGTTCCCAAGCACGTTGCTTGACGAACTCAAACAAGAAAAGGAGTGATTATGGACGGAGACAACCCAAGTGGGGATACATCACCAAACCCGTTACCTGAGCAATTACAGGGTAAGACTGCTGCTGAAGTCTATTCGATGTTGCAGCAAGAACATGAAAGAGAGATTGAGAAGGCAAGGTTTGAGACTACTGAAGCAGTCATTCAGAAAATCCAACCGTCACAACCGGCACAGCAATTTCAACCGCCGCCAGTACAGCGGCTGCCCGAACCTCCAGCTGCGGATTTGTTTACAAATCCAAATGAGTTCATGGATCAACAATTTCAAAAAAGGATGCAGCCCTTGGTCAATAGTTTTATTGAATCTCAAAGAGCGTCGAATCGTGAAATCTTTAAAACTTCTATTGGCGAAAAGGAATGGACTAAATATGGAAAAGAGATTGAAGACTTTGTGGAGGGTTCAAGTCCACAAATCAAGGCACAGTTAGGCGTTTATCAGGGTGCCTATACACTGGTTCGCGGAAAGTATGTTGAGGAAATTGCGAAAGAAAAAGCTGTCAAGCTTGCTCGCGATGCAATGAAACGCATGACCGAAAACCCAGACATTACAGACGAACAGTATGACCAATATCTGCAGGAACCTGTAGCTCAGCCTCCGCAGCGGTCATCGTTATTCCAGCCTGTTACGGGGATTCAGGGCTCAACGCCTCCGGTGCCCAGAAATTCGTTTTCTATGGGAACCAAGCGTTCGGTACTTACCCCGGCAGAACAAAAAGCAGCAAGGGCATTTGATATGTCCGATGATGAATACGTAAAAGCGCGAGACGCATAAGGAGCAGGATATGTCAGATATGGAAACCCCAAAGAAAGCAAAAAAGGATGAACTGCTTGCAGAACTTTCATTAAAGCTTGAAAAAGCTGAAAGTCTTAATCAGCGCCTTGAGGCCCAACTGGAGCACTTCGATAAGAAAGCTCTAATAGATCACCCAGAGAAAGCTGTGCCGACTCGAATCCAAGTGCTGAGCTTTGGCCCCAAGGATCGGCTGTCTATTATGTCTGCAGAATACATGAAGCAAAACCCCGATAGACACTATCGGTTTATAAACACCCATCAGACCGTCTATGCGTTGCGTAGGGCCCAAGGGTATGAACCTGTTAAGGACGCAAAGGGAGAAGATGTCAAGTATATGGATTGCGTTCTGGCAAGTATGCCAGAAAACCGGTTCCAAGATGAAATTGTCAAACCAAAAGAAGCCCTGTCAAAGCACCACCATGGAGACACACTTGCTGCCTTCAAGGATACGGGTACAGAAGAGGGAATCAAGACATTTGGCGAAATCAAGTATGACAACAAAAAGGAGTAAATTATGGGAAACGCAGTAAAAGACAATGCTTGGCCTCCAAACATTGTTGTTTCTCGTACTCGTGCGGGCAATCCTCCCCCGATGCAGAAATTCCCGGTTGCAGCAAGTCAGGTAATCTATGCTGGTAATCCGGTAGAACTCGATGCGTCAGGAGAGCTTCTTCCTTCTGGTGTGACACCCACCACGGGTGTTATTGCTGGAGTTGCGATGGAAGCTGTGACAACCACAGCCGCAGACGAAAAAACAGAGTGCAATGTTGCACTCGCCCTCCCGGATACCATTTTCCGTATGAGGGGTGATGCCGCTACCAACACCATTGACGAAGGTGAGACCTGCATGATTAACGTGGCTGCAAACGTTGTAAGTGCAGACATCAATTCAAGTGGTGGTGGAACAGCCGATCTGATCAGGATCGTTCAGAAGGTTCGCGGGGATGACGAAACGGATGCTTCTGCTCCGGGTCGTATGGATTTTGTCTTCAACAAAACTTGTTGGGGACAGGCAACGCCGTAATAAGGAGTTAAATCATGGCACAAACAACTGGATCATTTTCACACCTTTTAGCTCCCGGGCTTCGGACAGTTTTCAATGATGAACTGAAGAAGCTCCCGGCAGAGTCTACAAGATTTGTGAACTCGAAAACGACTACAAAAGCTTATGAGGAAGACCTCAAGGTTTCTGGCCTTGGGCGACTCGAACGTAAGGATGAAATGGCGACTATTGCCTACGACACCGCAGCGCAAGGCACAAAGAAACGGCACACGCCGCTGTCTTTTGCTCTGGGCTTTGAGGTTTCAAGGGAACTCTACGATGACGACCAGTACAACGTCATGAAAAAGATGTCGAAAGGTCTTGCTCAGGCAGTTCAGGAAACTGTAGAGCTGGAATTTGGGCTCTTCCTCGACGACATGTTTACTGGTACAAACTACACAGGGTTTGACGGACTGGCTCTTTGTCATGTCACACATCCCCTGATCATTGGTGGTACTTGTGCCAATAAACCAGGCTCTGATGCAGACTTTGGTATTGCTACCGTGCGTGCTGCAGCTGAGCGTATGGAACGCATTGTGAATGATCGCGGACTTCCGAGAATCATTCGCCCGGAAACCGCCTTGGTATCTCCAACCTTTCAGTGGGTTGCGAAGGAAATCTTTGGCTCCGAGAAAGCACCTTACACCAATGAAAACCAACCCAACGCAACCCAACAGATTCTGAACTTGTCCTATCAAGTACAGCATTATGGTTCGGACGACGATGCTTGGAGTCTTTGGGCTCCGAAAGCGCAGCATGATGTCCAGATACTCTGGCGTCAGAAACCGCTTTTTGAAGCGTTCGATGATCCGAATACAAAGGCTGCAAGGTTTACTGTGTTCTGCCGTTTCTGTTACGGATTCGGTGAATGGCGCGGTATTGATGGAAGTTCCGGTTAATAGGAGGTTATGATGGCTGGTATGGATGAATATGATGTCAGTGCCACATTTTATGACAAGGTAGACTTGGCAGAAGTGGGCGTGACAAGACTCAGAAATCTCCAAGTCATTGGTAACGTCCAATTACAAGATAGTCGAACATTAGCCTTCGGGGATTCAGGAATTGCGGATTCGTATATCAAATTTGATGGTACGGATTTGCTTTTCTTTGATGCAACCATTGGTGTGTCGAAGACCCTGACGCAGCTTGCTGCTTCAGGGGCTCCGGCTCTTGACACAACATTCGATGGTGGAAAAACTATTGATGGTGCGACAAGTAATGCAAACTCGTTTCAAGTTGGCGGAGCTACTGACATGGTGCAAATCTGGCAAGAAGGTGGTAATGACCTTCGAGTCGGAACTACTGCAGGTGCGAATCTTACATTCTCGGCAGAAGGTGGAACAATTTCGTTCTCGGATGAGATTGTAAATACAACCGGGCATATTGGGATTCTCGCAGATAACGGACAACTTCGATTTGGGGATTCAGGGGCGACAGATTCGTACATCACATTTACTGGTACGGACTTGACCTTCTTTGACTCTGTAGTCGGGGCTGTTACGCTTGCAACACTGGCAGGAACAAATCTTACGGGGCCGACGGTCATAGGTGATATGACCCTTGGAGATGGTAAGATTTCTCTAACGGATGCGGATGCAGAAACTGCGTTGGCAATTACTTCGGCTGCGGTTGGGCAGGATGTGGTCACGATTACAGGTAATTCTGTAGTTGGTGGAACCCTTCTCAAGCTTACTGCTACTGAAGGCACCTTAAACACAGGTTACTACATCAGAGCTTATGATGTAACTGGGGTAGCAAATGTCTTTACCGTAGGTGAAGATGGGGTTACAGTTATCACGGGTGCTGCATCGAATGTATTGACACTCACGCTTGGACATCTTCTGCTTACTGATGGTAACATTGATATTCAAGAAGGTAAGGTTGAAGTGGATTCCACCGTGGATGAAACTTCATACTTCAAGCGTAACAATGCCGCTTCCGCTGCTGCGGTTGTAGAGATTGAACAGACGCATGTTGGAGCTACCGGGCCCGCACTGCTTCTGGATCAAAACGCAACTGGAGCTGCAAAGTGTCTTGAAATCGTGCACGATGGTGATCAAGGCGCAATTGACATTTCTGCCGGGGCTGCAAGAACCGGAGATGTCATTACTATCGCTATGGCAAATCAGACTGCTCAGAAAGCAATCAGTATTACGGGGGCTTGGACAGGCGCGGCTACAACCGGCTTGATAGACCTCAATAGTTCTGGTGCTCTGGCTGCAGATGCTGCAATGATCCGGATTGTATCTTCCGGAAACATTGCTGGCGCGAACGATGGTGCGCTTCTTGAACTCATCGAAACAGGAGCTGCTCAAGCTACGTCCTATGTACTGCGAATTGCTTCAACAAGCAACGAAGCCTTGCATGTGGACACTGGTTTGTCGCTCTTTGATGAGCGGGTCACGATCACCCTTGCGGACAATACA